GTAAGGGAAAAGATGAGGATGTTGAGAACGCAAGCATAGAGTTATACAATGACGTGTATGTTACTAAGCATAAGAAATTAAAAGAAGGAGACAAGTACTATGAGATTTCTTATAACAATGTAATAGGACATCCAGATATTGTATGTGAGAGCACTATGATGGTTAAGGATGCCAAGAGTTCATGGAGCAAGAAAACTTTTCCCAAGACAGTAAAGAAGGCAGAGAACAGCACGTATACTTGGCAGGTTCGCACATATCTATATGTATTGCAGGGTATGACTGGCAATAAGGATTGGAGATTTGGCGAGGTGTTTCATGCACTTGTAGATACTCCAGAGGGTCTTGTTCCAGATTACGAAGACGATAGTCTACACTACGCTAAAAATCTACCAGATAATATTAGAGTTACAGTAGTGCCAGTAGAACTTACTGAAGAACATGTTGCACACATGGACAGACGTATCAAGATGGCAATAAAGTATGCAGATCAGTATAAACAATTTTTATTAAACAAAAACAAATGAGTCAATTCAAATTAAATGGCACAGTCAAAATGATTGGAGCGAAGCAACAAGTAAGTGATAAGTTTTCTAAGAGAGAGTTTGTTGTTACTATCAACAGAGAAGACAAGTATCCTCAAGACATCTTAATGCAGATGACTAATGACAAATGTGATATCCTTAACAGTTTCATGGAGGGTCAAGATGTAGAGGTATCATTCAACCTGAGAGGTAGGGAGTGGACGAGCCCTCAAGGAGAGATCAAGTACTTCAACACGCTTGAGGCATGGAGAGTAGAACTCAGCGGAGGTAATGCTTCAGCTCCTACAGATTCAGCTGTAGTAGTAGAGGATGATGGGGATCTTCCTTTCTAATTGATCAACAGCTACCCATATCAATAGGGGTATGGGTAGTTTTATTTCACAGAGACTGATAAGCCATACTACATTGATATAAATAAAGCCCTTGATAGAATACGTATAGGTAAATCAAAAGATCTGTGTGAGAAAATAAGGATGCACTCTGGTCCAGAAAACAAAGCTAAGAGAAACGAACTAAAGAAAGGTCTTCCAGCAATATGTTTCTCTGGTACATTTACAAAGAGATCGAAGTCTGCGATAGTTGAACACAGTGGGTTCATATGTATAGACTTTGATGGATTTGATGATGAGTGGGTTATGATGGATTTCCGTCACTTCTTATGCAACGACAAGTATTCGTACTCTGTATTCCTATCACCATCTGGTGATGGCTTGAAGGTTATCGTTAAGATCCCTAAAGATATTGACAATCACCTAAACTACTTCTTATCATTGAAGAAGTACTACAATGTCGAAGAGTTTGATACCTCAACGAAGGATATAAGCAGGGTATGTTACGAATCATATGACCCAGATATTTACGTCAACACAGACAGCGAAGTATTTACTGAAATAACTACCGAGGAATACAAGGTATTTGAGAAGAGTACATCTAGGAATACTATAAAGTTAGACAATGTAAACGAGATAGTCAGGAGACTCCTTGTATGGTGGGAGCGAGACTTCGGCATGGTGCAGGGTCAGAAGAACAATAACTTATTCATACTTGCGTCAGCACTAAATGAGTTTGGTATAGATGAGAAAGAAGCTAGTGACGTTCTACTTAGTTATGACGAAGGAGGAAAGGAGAGAGAGATAGTTAATATTCTACGCAGTGCGTATAAGAATGCAGCTGCACATGGTACAAAGTTCTATGAAGACAACACTAAGGTTGACGCAATAAAGACCATGGCAAAGAAGGGAGTTCCAACAAACGAGTTAGTCAGTATGAATAGTAAAATATCAGCAGATGTTGTGCAGTCAATAGCATCAGAGGTTGATGCTAACGATCCTACAGTATTCTGGTCAAAGAATAGCAAGGGATCTGTTACACACATCAATCACCTGTACAAGGAGTACCTTGAGTTCAAGGGTTACGGCAAGTACTATGTTGAGGATGGTCAGGCATTTGTATTCGTTAAGATACATAACAACGTTATATCTGATGCGTATGACTCAACAATAAAGGATGCGGTACTTAATGAATACCTATATAACCTTGATGACAAGAGTATATACAACTACTTTGCTGATAAGAAGACACTGTTCAAGGAGGATCACCTGTCTTTTCTTAACACAATAAAACCTAAGATCATGAAGGATGATAGAGACACCGCATACCTATACTATAGGAACTGTGCGGTTAAGATAACAAAAGATAGCTTAGAGACAATTGATTACTCTGATATAGATGGATACATATGGGAGAAACAAATGATTGATAGAGACTTCGTTGTGTCTGAATACTCAGACAGTGTATACAAGAAGTTTATATTCAATATTGGAGGCGGAGATCCAGATAGAATAAAATCAATAGAGTCTACAGCAGGATACCTTATGCACAGCTATAAGCCACCAAGCTATGCACCAGCAGTCATCATTAATGACGAGGTGATATCAGACAATCCAGAAGGTGGTACTGGTAAGGGTATATTTGTTAGCTCTATATCTCATCTTAAGAAGATGGTAATAATAGATGGCAAGGCGTTTACATTTAATAAATCATTTCCGTATCAGAGGGTATCTGCGGATACCCAGTTGTTGGTGTTTGATGACGTGAGTAGGCATTTTGACTTCGAGAAGTTGTTCTCCATAATCACTGAAGGAATAACTCTTGAGAAGAAGAACAAGGATGAGATACACATACCTTTCGAAAGGTCTCCAAAAATCGTCATCACCACCAACTACGCTATCAAGGGTGCAGGTAACTCTTTTGAGAGAAGGAAGTGGGAGCTTGAGTTTGCACAGCACTACAGCAAGAGCTATACCCCTGAGAATGAGTTTGGTCACCAACTGTTTACAGGGTGGGATAGTTCTGAGTGGTCTAAGTTTGACAACTACATGATTGCCAACCTACAGATGTACCTCAACAAGGGATTGATAAAGTCACAGTTCAAGAATCTTAGAGAACGTAAGTTTGTTGCTGAGACATCTATGGACTTCTATGACTGGTGCAAGGACAGGTACAACAACATGACTAAGGTAGGTATTGAAAGTATAGGTCAGCAGATGTACAACTCATTTACAGAACAGAATCCAGACTATGGGCCAAGAGGTAAGATGTCGCTTCCACTAACAAAGTTTTACAAGTGGCTAGACTCTTGGGGTGAGTATATGTTTAACACTAGGCCAATAACGTATAGGAGTGCTCAAGGGAAGATGGTTAGATTTGAGATGAAGTATGACGAGCAAGCTAAAATGTTCTAGTATGAAACAGCTTAGGGATTATCAGGTAGAAGGTGCTTTAAAGGGTGCTGATATACTTAGAAGATACAATATACTCTACATGGCTTGGAGTGTAAGAACTGGGAAGTCGGCTACCTCTATGGAGGTGGCTAGACTTTTTGGTGCTAAGAAGGTTTTGTTTCTAACAAAGAAGAAGGCTATAGATAGTATACACAATGACTATATAGATTTTTGTTTTGATAAATATTTTATGCAAACAATATGTAACAATGAATCAATGCATAAGATATTAGACAATGACTTTGATCTAGCTATAATGGACGAGTCGCACAGACATGGATCATTCCCTAAGCCATCATCTGGGGCCAAGGAGTTTAAGAAAAGATTTGGTCATCTTCCTATAATAATGTTGTCTGGCACTCCATGTCCAGAGTCATTCAGTCAGATGTATCACCAGATGTGGATATCTGCATTCTCTCCATGGAGTAGGTACACTAACTTCTATAAGTGGGCATCAGATTATGTTGTTCCTAAACAGAAGAGGATAGGTGCGTTCATGTATAACGACTACTCCTTTGGTATAGAGGATAAGATAATGGGAGACGTATCGCACATAATGACTACCTACACGCAGGAGCAGGCTGGATTCCAATCTGTAATAGAGGAGGAGATTATACACGTTGATATGAAGCCTATGACATACAAGCTTATTGACTCACTGTTTGAGGATAGAGTTGTAGAAGGTAACAACGAGGTAATACTGTGTGATACTGCTGCAAAGTTAATGCAGAAGATACACCAGTTGTGTGGTGGGACCATTAAGTTTGAGTCTGGTAAGTCTATGGTTCTTGATACTACGAAGGCTGAGTTTATAAGGTCGCATTTTGCGACTTCAAAGATTGGCATCTTCTATGTATTCAAGGAAGAGCTTAATGCACTGCGTCAAGTATATGGCGCAGAAAACTTGACAACCAGTATTGATGAGTTTAATACTGGGAAGTTTAAGGTAATAGCCTTACAAACTGTATCTGGTCGTGAGGGTATATCCTTAAAAAATGCAGACTACCTTGTATTCTATAATATTATGCATAGTGCTGTATCATACTGGCAGGCCAGGGATAGGATGACAACAATAGATAGGACATACAATAAGGTGTTCTGGATATTTACTAGAGGTGGTATAGAGGATAAGATATACAAGGTTGTTAAGAGCAAGAAGAAGTATACAAGTAACGTATTTAAAAAGGATTATAAGTTATGACGGAATTTGATAAAGCTAAAGAATTAGTATCTAGGTTCAGTGTGACATCTGTCAAGATGAGTGATGACTCACGTATTGAATTTCCTACAGCAAAGATACACGCCATTATATGCGTAGATGAGATGATCAAGATGCTACCTTTTACAGACCTAAATACCTATATAGGTAGATGGTGTGAACAGCAGAGGCAGTATTTAGAAGATGTTAAACAAGAAATTGAAAAGTTGTGAAAAAGATACTGACTGATCCAAATGTGCAACTTCTAATCAAACAGTTTGATCTTGAAATACCTAAGATGTACAACATACTTGTAGAAGAGTATGAACTGTTAGATGGCAAGATTGTAATTTTATCTGCAAAAGTTTTGGATAGTAATATGAATTTCATTAAATTCGCTGACCTAAACAAGTTAATAGATAAATTGCATCTTTGTAACGTAGTATTCAATGCTTGAATCAAAAATACAGAAATCCCTTATAGATAGTCTAGAGAAAGATGGATACTACGTTATAAAGTTGTCTGTTACAAATAAAAATGGTATACCAGACATACTGGCCCTACCAAATGGATGCGGTGCAGTATTCTACGAAGTCAAGCAGAAAGGTAAGAAACCTAGCAAACTACAGGAGTTTAGAATTAAAGAATTAAAGAATCAAGGAATTAAAGTATTTGTTTATGACGGAGATTTCAATGAACGATAAGTACAAGATGTACGACCTACTTAAGGCAGGTGTTCCAGTAAGAGATATAATATGTGAGTATAGATTGTGTGACTCAAGGTTTACTGATATGATGAGAGAGGTAATGGTGACATATAAAAACATTGATAAAGGATGCATCCTTGGAAGAAGGAACGAGCCATACTATGAGTGTGAAGAAGATTATGCGTTGGTGCCAACATACGATTGGTCAGATTTAAGTTTAAATGAAATAGAGTTTTATGAAAATAAAAATAATTGATGGTCTACGTTACGACTACTGGTACAGCAATCTAACTCATTTAGAGTTTGAAATTTTTACTGAAGACAATAATTATTATTATGTAAAACACAATGAGTCAATACATTCAGTAGATAAGTTTCACTGTTTTGTTATTGATAAACTATTGTGTGATGAGTATAAGGATTCTCACTACAACAATAGTAATGGAAGTCTATATAAGTTTGCAGTGGACCACAATCTAAATGCATACGAGTTTGATATAGTTAAACGCATAGTTAGATGCAGAAAGAAGGGTCAGTTTAAGGATGATCTAGAAAAAACAAAAAGAGTTATTGATTTATATTTAAAAGAACAGTTATGAAACAACCATCAACAGCACAGAAGTATTTAGCACTAGCAATAATACTCCCAGTATTAGCGGACTTCATTGAAGACCTAAGAGATACAAACGTATTCAAACATAAACTAAAGATGAAGGCCAACCTGCTTGTTGGTGAGATAAGGACAGCAGACTCAAAATTCTATGAGCGTGGAGCCTTTAAAGATATATCAGACGAAGATTATATGCACAGAATAACTGCCATTGCTGATGAGCAAGTTAGAGGTGGCGCAGCATTTAGACAGTGGGTAGCAACAGAATTTATTGATCCGTATGAAGAAGGCAGTGTACATAGCAACGATAGTGATAACAATCAGGAGCAAGAAGGAGGTGAAGAAAATAACGAGGCAATTATGCCCAGTGATACTAGACGAACAAGGAAGAATACCTCAAGAAAATCTAAGACAACAACTAAAAATGTTGGTGAAAAGTAGTGTTCCAATAAAAAATTTTGATAAATTTACATACTCGTATGAGGTATTAGATTATAAATTTAGTAGTAAAATATATGAAGTTAACAAATTTAAAGAAAACGCTTAAGACTTGTCTTCGTTATTATAAGAAGCAAAAGAATGAAGACAAAATTAAGGAATTGGAAGAAAAAATTGCCAGTTTAAATAAAAAGTAATACCTTTGCCTAAAAAAAGGATGAAAGGTAACCTAACAACCTATGTCAACTCAACCATGGACGAGTTCTATGAACTTGGTTCTGAGTTGTATGAATCTATGATTGATATGGATGTCAAAGAATTAAACGACACCATACTCAAGATTAGGAAAATGTTGGCCGAAATCCAAAGATCTTACAATGAGGGACAAACTATATGAGTTATCCTTAAAAATTTATAAGGAGAACCTCTGTACAAAAGCTTATGCCATAAAGATGGCGTGTACTCAACTAGGCGTAGAGTTTAGTGAAACAACAAGAAGACTTGCGTCTAGATATATAAAAGAAAAAAGTGTAGACAAAGGAATAAGAACTGCTACAGAATCCGTTGAAGTAAGTTATGAGAACGTTCCACATCTATGGCTTAAAACAAAGGAAGCATCATTATTTGTAAAGAATCCAGACTACGAGAAGAATGAAATAGACTTTGAAGGTATAATATCGCAGTATATGTCTAATTATGCTGAGGTGAAAAAGATAAATACTCCAAAGACAAAAAATTTCGACAGGGTAGTATGGACTGATGTTCATATAGGTATGGATGCATGCGGAAGAGGATTGGCCCTATATCCAATTGAATGGGGCCATGATCTGCTTATGAGTAGAATTGATATTATGGTTAATTTTATCATAGACAACAAGTCATCCGACATACTAATCATAGATGAACTAGGTGACTTTATGGATGGATGGAACGGTGAAACAACAAGAGGTGGTCATAAGCTTCCTCAAAATATGAGTAATGAGGAGGCTTTTGATACTGGATTAAAAGCAAAACTACGTCTTGTTGAGTCATTATCAACTCACTATAAGCACATAACCTGTAACAACATATGTAACGATAATCATGCTGGATCCTTTTGGTTATATAGTTAACTCGGCATTTAAGGGTATAGTTGACTGTAAACTTAAAAATGTTGTTGTAAATAACTACAAGAAGTTTATCTCTCACTACATTATGGGTGATCACTGTTTTATAATAACTCATGGCAAGGATGACAAGAACCTTAAGTTTGGATTTAAACCTATACTTGATCCAAGGACATCAGAGAAAATATCTCAGTACATAAGACATAACGACCTCATATCTCAGTCTAAGTACATAGAGTTCAGTAAGGGTGACTCACATCAATGTTTATTTGATATGTGTACATCAGATGAGTTTGACTATTTCAACTTTCCTGCGTTCAGTCCATCATCACAGTGGATACAGACTAACTTTAAGAAAGGAAGGTCTGGATTCGTGATGCAGAACATTGACATGTACTCAGATAGAAAAAATATAAAACCATATTTCTTTATGTAAAATAAAGGGCCTTATGGCCCTTATTTTTGATAGTATCTCTCATTATAATAAGATATTGTTGCATCAGATATTCTTCGCTTAGTATACTTCATTATATTATTGAAGTCTCTTGTCTATACTTCTATTGCCTATATATGCGTTGTATTTATTAAAATATGTTTCAGCTTCTGCTTCACCAAAAGATGCTACAACCATATCAAGTAATTCTTGATTTGTTAGAGTTTTCCCATCGTCATAAATATCATCTATCTCATCATACATTCCAGTTATCTTAACATACTTATCTGAATTTATTTTTATAACTTCAGCAGCTATTTCTTCTTGCTTAGATTTATCTAGTAATTTCTTATTAGTACTTCTAATCATTTTTCTTTCTGCATTCTTTAAAAACTCATCCATAGCGGTACTAAAATCTTCTTTAAGATTACCTTCATTAAATAATCCATTTGCTGTTGCATAAAGTAATGATATGGTTGGGTTTGTATTTTCAGATGTAATTATTTTCTCAACCATTGCTTGTGTTTTAATTGGTGACATTCCCAGTGCAGGAGCAATCTTTTTAAATAAATTATTTACATTGTCATCATTTATTCCTTCTACTTCTGGCAATATTTCTTTATTCTCCCATCCTCTAGGCTTTTTAAAAATAAGCTCACCTCTAAATGCATCATAATTTAAAAAATATGCTAGTCCAGCAGCCACAATAGTATTTCTATCAGCAAGTCCAGTAGGATCAAATGGTACTGATGATTTTACTGTTCCCCACATAACTTTCCCATTAACATCATAATCAATGCCTCTCTGAGAAAAGAAAAATTTAGTCATCAATTGTTCTGAATATGTGGTAACAAGAGATAATCCTTGAAGTTTTTTCTCTCTTACATAAATATATTCTCCATTAGCATCTTTTTTACCAGTAAATATTATATGATAGTTTGCTTTTTCATATTCAGGTATAGAGTTTAATGCATCTAACATTTTTTTGTTACAATCTTCTTCGTCTTCTGCATCTTCACAAGCTACTTTATTTAAAGCTGCTAATGATCCAGCCGCTATAGATGCCCCCATAATAGTTGCTTGAATCATACTTGAAGCAAATAATAATGGTTTTTTTGTCATATATTCCCTCATTCTCCTAAATCCCTGCATACTTGAATTAAAATAAGGAGCCATAACATCAATAGTCTTAGCTGTTGTTCCACCTTGATTAAAATCAATTACCTCTCTAGCTTCTCTAGCTGCTTCGTACATTATATCCTCTAACTCTTGTCCTTCTGGGGATTGACCATTATTTTCTTTTTTATATTTCTTTATTAGATCATTTTTTGTTTTATCATATACAGATAATCTAAATGCTTCTTCAGATGTTTCTCCTAAAAAAGCCATTACCTTTCCATACGTAACTAATAATTTTCTTGGCCCCTCAATAATTGGATATTTTGAAATTACTGATTGTAAAGCTCTAAGCCCATCACTAGACATATAATCCATTCCTCCACCATGTTCTAAGTATTCTCTTCTTAAAGCATTTAGTTTAGTTTCATATTTTTCTGGAATAATTTTTTGTCCTATCCTTGGAGTTCTTGCAACTCTTACCATAGTATTTGATGCTGATCTCAAAAAGTTCTTTACAAAATCAAAAGCTAGATGTACTGCCCCAATAGGTTTTATTTTTCCATATACATCAGATAAGAAAAGTATATTTTGGAAATCTGCTGGAACGTTTACTACTATAAAAAATGGATTTCCAGTTGTAGCAAAAAATCTTTTTACATCTGATAAACTAAATTTACCAACTGTTTTTGCCCATGGTGCTATTTTAAATAAATCTAATAATTGATCTGCATATTCTTCTTTTAATATTAAAGATTTTTTTATTCCATTTTTATAAAAAATTATTTTTTTATAATTTTCAGGAACTTTTTCTTTATCATATTTACGTATTAATGATCCATCTTCTCTTTTCCCAACAACTGGATTTTCTTTAAAAAATTCTAATAATGTTTCTCTTTCTTTTGTAGTAGCATCATTAAACATATCATCAAATGCATTTAATAATTTATTTTCAAAAGATCTTCTTGCTGAAGAGTTTATAGCCATCATTAATAACCATTTATTATCAGCTACAAATTCATTATCATTTTTATTTGTTAGTCTTTTTATTTCATCTGAAGTAATTCCTAATACAGAAGCTGTTTTATCTAATTGATCATCAGTTAAACTTTCTTCACCTATCAAATATCTTAAAGTTTTTATTGGAGAATAATCTATATTTTTAAGAGTATCATATACTTCTTTAGTTATTCTTCCAGATTCATAAGATATCTTTAAGTTTTCAGCAAAAACTTTAAAATATTCACTAGCTCTTTCATTTAAATCATTAAACTTTTTTTCACCTAATTTACGCTTGTAGTTAATAATATCTCTTAACGCATCTTTATATGTAGCACCATCATAACCAGTATATGGCTCCATGCCTCTTTCTTTTCTATTTTCGTTAATAGCTATTATTCGTTTAGCGTATATTATTCCATTTAATGTTTCTTCATCAATTCTTTTTAAACCTTGATATATCTTTCTATTAGCTTCCTGATATCTTTCATTTGCCCATCCAGATGCACCAGCTTTATTAATTAATAAATTATAAGCTTTCCTAGAATATTTATTATCTACTCCATTTATAATTCTTTTTATATCTGCTTGTCTGTCTTCAAATTTTCTAAGATATCCTCTCCATATATCTTTTGCAGTTGTTCTTTTTCTTCTATCTTCTATGTATTTTTGTCCAGCTTTTATAGCTTCTAAAGTTTTTATTTTTTCTTCAACTTCTGAAGTCCATTCTGGCATAAGACCTATCTTTTGATCTGCAAATTTCATCATGCCATATACCTTATTGGTAAGTTCTTCAGCTTCTTTTATCTTTCCTTCAGATCTTAATTTTCTAGCTTCATCTCTTAACTTGAATGCTTCATCATTAACTCCACTAAAATTAACCCAGCTGTTCTGCCCTCTAGTTTCAGTTGTCATAGCTCTTCTCGCCAAAGGCGAGTACATAGCTGAATGTATTCTCCATGCATTCTCTTCTCCTACAGGACCAAAACTATTACCTTCTTTTGCATGACCAAAGAAATCATGAACAAACCTAAAGATATCATTAACTAATAATACTTTTCCATTTACATCTCTATAGAGAGAATCTCTTAATAATGGATTTTCTTCTCTCTGCTTATCAGTTATAGGTGTGTCTCCAAATCCAGATTCAGTAGAGAATATTTTCATTCTTTTATTTTCTCTAAGGTCTTCTATCATTGATGAAGAATTAGCATATGGTTCTTCATTATTTATCTCAACAACGTATCCATAAGTAATTATCTCTAAATATTGATCTAAAGTTTCCTGAACTAATGCCTCGTATGCAGCTTTAACTTCTGGGTTGTTTGGATCATTTTCCATAGCTTCGTATTCTTCAGCTATCATTTTGGATAGATCTTCATCTATTGATTTTACAAGTGTTGCTTTTGGATTTTCAATATTATATTTCTTTGCATATTTATCAGCTATAGTTTTAGCTTCTTTCAATGGCTCACTAAACAATCTATTTCCAGGAACTTTTTGAGTTATTTTTTGCTGGCGAGGAGTAATTGCTTGTTGATTAATATTACTTTGATCTGATTCATTATCTAAATTTGATTGATCTACAGCTGCTGAATTTTTATCCATTGATTTTTCATTTCCATCAGCAATATATTCAAACCAAACTGGCTTACTTATGCCTCCTGCAATATTTTCTACTTGAGAATGTGCTTGATCTAAAGATATTAATCCAGAACTATAATCATCCCATACCTTATTTATTTTTAATTCGTTATTTTTATCTGATTTAAATGTAGATTTAAATAATCCTCTTACTGCTTCCCAAGTTATGCTTTGAACTTCTCTAGGTAATAAACCTAATTCATTTGCTAGTTCTCTATATGCGTCTGCATATACTGGATACGTTCCAGTCATACCAGTATTTACATTTCCAGCACCTCCAAAATTATATAATACTTGTTTAGAACTTCCGCTTAATGGAAGAAGTAATCCAGCAGCTACTGCATGAGTATCTATAGTTACAGCATCTAAATCATTAGGATTAGATATATTATTAAAGAAATTTCTAACCTTGTGCATGTTCCCAAGATTAGAAGATATATTTTCAATAGACCCATCTTGAAGTATAGATATTGATTTCTCTATAGTAGTAAAAGCTCCCCATCCACAAGCTCCAGGAGATCCATCTGATTTTCTAACTAATCCATTTATTTCTCCATTAGGTGATATATTATTATATTCTCTTGAATTATATACTTCGTCAAATACTCTAATAAAGTATGATTTATCTTTATTATTTAACTCTGATAATTTTTTACCTTTTACTCTTGAAGATATTTCTTTAGCATCTTTAAATAAAGGAACTTTGTTTTTTCCTGTACCAGAACTAGCATTATTTACATACTCTATCATTTTAGAATCAAATATAGAGTCTTGTTGTTTAGTATATATATCTATTACTCTTTCACCTAAAGATAAGTTTCTAAACCAGTCCATTTGAGGGCTTAGTACAGCCATAACTCCAGATACTTGCTCTAAAGAATAATTATATTCAGATGCAATATTATTACATATAATATTTGCGCCATCATACCATAATTTTGATATATCTCTTACATCATTTCCAAAAGAATTGTGCAACCATTTTAAATTAGACTTTACAGAATTTTTAAAATCATTTACTACTTTTTTAGCATCATCAAAGTTTTCTACATTTTTTATTTTTGATATACTATATAAAGATATTTCTTTTGCTATTTTTATATATTGTTCTTGTATTTTTTTGTCATTAACTGCATCTGATTCTAAAGACTTCATACTTACTATATAGTCTCTTCTAGAATGTACGTCATTCTTTTTAGGTAGTCTAGTACTTACTGTTTTACCTTCTACTACGTTT